CTTCGCGCGCTTCGCCGCATTTGCCACGATTGACCTAGGTGGCTTGTGGGCGGTCGCTGGCGCATGATCGCAGATTAGCACAAGGTTCTAGACCTTTTGGGGTTCATTTGTGGCTCAGCGTGTCTGAGATTGGCGCCAGCTATTTATCCGTTACATCGAACAAATTGCCGGATTTGCGCTAGAATCATCCCATGACCTGCGAAGTCTGCGGCGCCAATTTTGCCGCCAGAGCTGATGCCCGATTCTGCTCGGGCCGCTGCCGGGTGGCCGCGCATCGCCGGCCAGGTTTGCCGGCCGATCTGATCAGCCGACCGCGTTGGGTTCGCCATCGCGCGAAGGTTCCGATGACTTTGGCGGGTCGGCACGCTTCGACAACTGACCCGACGACTTGGGCGAGTTACGCTGACGCCGCTGGCAGCGTTGTCGGCGACGGCTTGGGTTTCGTGTTCAACGGCGACGGGATCGCCGGCATCGACCTTGATCATTGCCTGACCGATGGCGTGCTGGAGCCTTGGGCGCAGGCGATCCTTGACCGCTGCCCGCGCACCTATGTGGAAGTTTCGCCGTCTGGCACCGGCCTTCACATCTTTGGCCGCGCTCATGTCGGCGTTGGCCGGCGCTCCGGCGGCGTCGAAGTTTATGACCGCGGCAGATATTTCACCGTGACCGGTCGGCATTTCGGCAAGCCTTCGCGCAAGTTGGCCGACATCTCCGGCCTTATCGCTTCGCTGTAATTCAATCCAACCTGCGAGACTAGGGAAACAGCCATGCCCCAATACCCGAAGCCTGTCGAGCGGCAACGCCGCGCCGGCAATCCCGGCAAGCGCCCGATGCCTTCGCTCGCATCTGTTCACGGCATCCCCGGCGCCGAAGGCGTGCCCGAAACTTTGCGCCCGCTAGATGTCGAAGGCCGGCGAATGTGGGAACGCATCTGGACCAGCGGCCAGAACTGGATCGGCGCCACCACGGACATCGAATATGTGCAGATGGCCTGTGAGACCTTGGATGAGCGCATGAGATTGCGGGCGCGAATCATGTCCGGCGAAGAAGTTGACCGCGCCGACAGGTCAGCGCTGCGAGCCCTTGACGACTTATTTCAGAAGCAACTTCAGCAGCTCGGCTACACTCCAGTAGAGCGCAGCCGCATCGGTGTCGCCGAAGTAAAGCGGGCCAGCAAGATAGATGAAATTATGGCGGCGCGTGGGGCGTGAAAACTTGGCCCCCTGCGCTGCTTACCAAAGTTCCGGCGGCTGACCGCAAGCGCGGCCAAGGCGCCGAGGTCGCCACGTTCATCGAAGGTCTCTGCACTCAGGTGAAGGATTCCGTCGGCGGGCACGCCGGCGAGCCTTTGATCTTGCGGCCTTGGCAGGTTTCGCTGCTGGAAAATATCTACGCACGCCGACCCGACGGGCGGCTGCGGCATCGCACCGCACTGGTCGGTCTGGCCCGCAAGAATGGCAAGAGCGCCATCGGCTCGGGCATCGCATTGCACGCGCTAATGACCGGGCCGAACGGCGGCGAAGTTTACAGCTGCGCCGCTGACCGAGATCAGGCGCGCATCGTGTTCGGCACCGCAAAGGCAATGGTCGAAGCGAATCCAGACATGATGAGTCGGGTGCGGATATTCCGCGACATCATCGAAGTTCCCAGCACCGGCAGCATCTACCGAGTACTGAGCTCCGAGGCGTACTCGAAGGAAGGGCTTAGCCCGACCCTGGTGATTATGGATGAAGTCCACGCGCTGCCTAAGCCGGACCTATGGAACGTGATGACCTTGGCGCAGGCTGCGCGACATAACGCCATGACCATCGGCATCACAACTGCCGGAGTGAAGGCCGACGCCACCGGGCAAGATTCGGTGGCGTATCGCCTTTACCAGTACGGCCAGCAGATCGCCCGCGGAGAAATTGTTGATGATTCATTCTTCATGGCTTGGTGGCAATCCTTAGACGAAGCCGATCACCGCGACCCGAAAAGTTGGCTAGCCGCTAACCCTGGATTCGGTGACCTGCAAGACCCGGAAGATTTCGACAGCGCAGTGAAGCGCACGCCGGAAAATGAGTTCAGAACTAAGCGAATGAACCAATGGGTCAATGCTCAGACGGCCTGGCTGCCGTCAGGCGCGTGGGCGGACCTGCCTGATTGCGAAATACCTGACCGCGATACGCCGGTGGTGCTCGGCTTTGACGGTTCCTTTTCTAACGATTCGACCTGCATCGTTGCCGCAACTATTGAAGATAATCCGCGCATCTGGCTGGTCGAATCGTGGGAAAAGGGACCGAATGACACCGCCGACTGGCGCGTGCCGATCAGCGAAGTTGATGCCGCAATGCTGCGAGCTTGCGGCAATTTCAACGTGATCGAAGTGGCGTGTGATCCATTCCGCTGGTCGCGTGAGATGCAAGAATGGGCGGCGTCAGGTCTGCCGATTGTCGAATATAACAGCAGCAGCCCGGCGCGGATGGTGCCAGCGACCGCGAAGTTCTTTGATGCGGTGACCGGCGGCGGCATCTCGCATGACCATAATCCCACACTAGAGAGACATATTGACAACTGCGTGGTCAAAACCGACCGGCTCGGGCCGCGCATAGTCAAGGAACATCGCGGCAGCCCGCGCAAGATTGACGCCGCAGTTTGTGCGGTCATGGCATTTGATCGCGCCACATTCGTGCGCGAAGAGCCGAAGCCGGCGCCCGTTCCGTTCTTTATTTCATAGGAGAAAATATGACCGCAGCGGTTCTGCAAGTTCTCGGGCTGGTGGCCGTCACCGCCGGCGCTGCGATCCTTGCGCCAGCCGCCGGGTTCATAGTCGGCGGGGTTCTGCTGACGTTGATTGGCGTTGCATTGGCGCGCCCGAAGGGTAGCGCATAATGCTCGAAAGATTATGGAAGCCCAGCGCCGATGCGCGTGCATTGTCATATCAGACGATATTCGCGTCAGGCGGCGACATGCTCCCGCGCACCTTCACCGGTGTATCTGTCACCAGCGATTCGGCCTTTCGGATCGGCGCAGTCTACGCCTGCGTGCGGCTGCTGTCGGATTCAATTTCATGTCTGCCCGCCGACACCTTCTACCGCAACGCCGGCGAGCGCTTACCATTTCGGCCCAAGCCGGCCTGGGTAGATAACCCCGACATTGGCACCAGCCGTGAGGATCATTTTCAGCAGGTGATGGTCTCGCTGCTGATTGACGGCAATAGTTACACTCGGATCTTCCGCAAGCCTGACGGCAGCATTGCCGCGCTCGCGGTGTTGAATCCAAGCCATATGAAAGTTCGGCGCAATTATGAGACCGCCGACATTGAATATCTGCACGATGATCGCACGGTGATCTCGTATAAGGACATGCTCCACATCACCGAGTTGCGCCGGCCCGGTGCGCTGAAAGGCATCAGCCGAATCGACGAAGCGCGCCAGACTCTCGGGCTGGCGTCAGCATTGGAAGAGTTCAGCGCGCGATTCTTCGGCCAAGGTTCGGTCACCTCGGGCATCATCGAAACACCGGCAAGCCTGACCGCCGAGCAGGCGATGGAATTAAAGACCGCATTTGAGGCGACGCACAAAGGACTGTCAAAGTCTAATCGCGTCGGAGTTCTCGGCGGTGGTGGCGTATTCAAGAAAACCGGCGTCGATCCTAACGAAGCGCAGATGCTGGAATCACGGCAGTTCGCGGTCGAAGAGATTGCGCGACTGTTCCGGGTGCCTTTGCATCTGCTGCAAGTATCGACACCGGGCGCGATGTCGTATGCCAGTGTTGAGCAGAACGGAATCCAATTCGCGCAGTACACTTTGCGGCCGTACATCACGAAGATCGAAACCGCCTACTCGACACTGCTTCCCGGCGGCGCGTTCATTCGGTTCAATATGGACGCGCTGATGCGCGGTGACTTGACTAGCCGCTTCGCCGCGTATTCCACCGGCCAGCAGTCCGGTTTCCTTTCGGTTAATGATATTCACCGGCTGGAGGATATGCGGCCGGCTGAAGGTGGCGACGAGTATCGGGTTCCGCTTGCGAACGTGAATCTGAGCGCCGCGAACATTGTGGAGACTGACAAGAAGACAATGATGGCGCAGCGGCTCATCAACTCCGGCTTCGATCCTGCCGAGACTTTGACGATGCTCGGGCTGCCGCCAATCGCTCACACCGGTGTTCCGCCGGTGATGCTGCAAGGTGTTGCGCAGATTGACCCAGCCGACCCGGGTGGGGTTTATTCGTGACCCTTTACAATTCGGCGATCACGCTCGGCACTGCGGCGCAAGTTGTCGTGCCCGGCGGCACCAGTCCGGTCAAAGTTTATCTGCACAACATGGAGCACGCCTCGAGCAGGTTCATTCATCTTGGCGGCTCTGGGATTACAACCGCTAATTCTTTGCACCTCGACCCGTCGGCGACTGTGAACCTTGTGCTGAACAGAACCGAAGCGCTATACGCGCTGAGCGATCCTGATGGTTGCGTGCTTGGTGTTCTTTATCAGACGATGGACGAATGATGCCGTACTTCATTTCTGACACCGCTGCCGGTTGCGATGGTTGGGCGACAGTCAAAGATGACGGCGAAGTTATCGGCTGCCATACGACGAAGCAGGCAGCAATCGATCAGATGGTTGCGGTCAGCATCGCCGAAGATATGGAGCCAAGCAGCGAGATGCGAGCACCGGCACCGCCGGAATATATCCAGGCAGCTGCACGCAAAGGTTTGGAGTACAACCGTGAAGGTCTCGGCGGTGACGGCCTGACAGACCAGACGTTGCGCGAGGCCCGACTAATGGCAGACGGTCAGGTCAGTGATGACAAAATTATTCGGGCGAACGCTTGGGGAGCACGACACGCGGTGGACCTTGAGCCTGCAAAGAACAGCAATAGCAATGACCGAGAGTTTCCGGGCGCTGGCGCCGTCGCTCATTACCTGTGGGGAATCAACCCCCTTGACCCGAATCCAGCGCGCGAATGGTTTGCGCGAGAGGCCGAAGAATACAGCAGAGGAATGGACATGACCAAAATCGAGACGCGCGAAGTCCAGGTGCAAGACTTGGAACTTCGCGAAGCGCCAGCCGGCGGGATGACGTTCCGCGGCTACGCCGCCGTGTTCAATTCAGACAGCCAGCCGCTGCCGTTTATCGAGCAGATCAGCCCCGGCGCGTTCAATCGGACGCTGGCGAACCGGCGGAACAATGTCAAGATGTTCGTCAATCATGATGACACGATGGTGCTGGCGACCACGCGAGCCGCGACCCTTCGACTGTCCGAAGATTCTCGCGGCCTGATCGCCGAAGCCGACCTGCCAGACACCACCTACGGCCGTGACCTGTCGGTGCTAATGCAACGCGGCGATGTTGATTCGATGAGTTTCGGCTTCAGTGTTCCGAGCGGCGGCGACCAGTGGAGCAACGACGGCGGGCGCCGAACATTGAACGAAGTCCGCCTGCATGAGGTGTCAATCGTCACCGGGTTCCCCGCGTACGAAGCGACCACGGCGACGGTGCGCAAAGTCCAGCACCTGGCTACGCGAACCGCGACCGACGCCGAAGCTTTGGCCGATGCGATGCTGGCACTTGAGGCCGGCCAACTAACCGACGATCAGGCGAACCTGCTGCGCAGTGTGGTCGATAAGATCGGC